CTTGCGACAAGCCTGCAACATGGCGCTGTAACCCATTGATTTATAAGGCGTGACTGACGGAATATATATCCGTTGTGGCCCTGGAGGTGGGGATGTTTCCGCTCTGTTCGTAGGGGTGGTGGAGGGCCACCGGGCACCCCGGCGGGGGCACCCATCCGGCTCCAGTAGGGCAAGGGGTTGGGAGAGCCTGGGCCGGCACCCACCCCCCGCTTATGTCACCAAAGCGTCACCAGTACACCACCAGCATTTCCAAAATATTCGCACGCACGAATGCCAAGTTAAGCAACACAATTACATTGTCAAGCATTTTGTTTCTTCTGAATACGGGAAACGCGATTTTTTTTGCGGTGAAAGTGGTAGTGACGGAGTGGTTATGGAAGAAGAGGATGTTGAGTTGGTGGTTATTCGGCGATTGATTGCGGAGGGTCGGCGGTGGCTGGACGATGAGCCGTCTGAGCCGCGTGAGGTATCGGAGCGTCGTCCGGCCAAGTTTTACGCGCCTCCTGGCACCTGTGAGTATTGCGACCGTCGGCGGGCGGCGTCGGCGCGGAGCATGCGCGCGGTGCGGGAGAAGGGTAGCGATGCCTGATACGGCGTATGCGCGTCGCAAGGCTCGATGACGCCGCTTGCGAGGACGTATCCGGAGCCGGCGGGGGACATTGCGGCGCAGATGGCGGCATTGGTTGACGAGGATCATCCGAAGCGGGCGGTATGGGTTTCGGCGGGGACGGTGGTGGGGGCGGTGGTTGGTGCGGTTCCGCGGCTGAGCTTGTCGGCGGGGACGCTTTACGCGCGCTTGGGGGATTTGGATGCGCTGGTCGCGGAGCCTAGCCTGGAGACGTTGGCGAGAATCCTGGATTACGTTGAGTGTCGGTCGCCGGCGCTTGCGGGTTTTTTCGGGTTGCCGGTGGTGCAGGCGCTGAGCCCTGCTGGCTGGGTGGTTCAGGAGCAGTTGGTGAGTTGGGGTCGGGTTGGTGAGGCGCGGCGGCGGGCTTCGGCCTATGGGGGGGTGCGGGTTGTGTCGGTGGGGGGGTGTCTTGGGCGGCGGCGTGATTTGATCGCGCGTGAGAGGTTGGTGGCGTGAGCACGCCGGTTGCGGGTTCGTTGGCGACGGTGCCGTTGCATGTGGCGGCGGGGGACATTGCGGTTTGGTGGAACGATCCTGGTGGGACGTGGGAGAGTGTGCCGTTAGGGAGTGGTCCAGTGGGTCCGCAGGGTGTGCCTGGGCCTGCGGGGGCGACGGGGGCGACGGGCGCTGTTGGACCAATCGGCCTGACGGGGGCGACCGGAGCAACTGGCTCTCAAGGTTTGCAAGGAACAGCCGGGCCGACTGGCCCTGTTGGCGCGGCAAGCACGGTACCGGGCCCGACGGGTGCGACCGGGGCAACCGGGGCGACCGGCGCAGCTTCGACGGTGCCGGGGCCTGCTGGGCCTGTCGGCGCGACCGGTGCTACGGGTGCTACGGGTGCGACCGGTCCAGCAGGGAGCACTATTGCGTCTGGCGTGTCGTTTACCCCGACCGGCAACGTGGCTTCGACCAATGTCCAGGCAGCGATCGCCGAACTGGACAGCGAGAAAGTTGCTAAGGCCGGCGACACGATGACCGGCGCCCTGACGGTTCCGACGATTGTGACCGGCAACGGTATCTCGACGGGTGACGCGGTTATCGAGGTTGGCGGCGCGCGATCTGGTTCCGGCAACGCTTTTATCGATTTTCATTCGACATCCGGCACCGATTACGAGTTTCGCATCCTGCGCCCGGCCGGGGCTAACGGGGCGGCCCAACTCATCAATACAGGCACGGGCGGCATTATCGCATCCGGCGACGGGACGACGGCTTCGTTGGTTGTCACGAGCGGCAATAATGTCGGGGTAGGCGTGTCGACCCCCGGCGGCAAGCTGGGCGTTGCCGGGCATGTGAGCCTGGCATCAGGCGGACTGATTGCCTTCCAGGGCGCGACGGTCGCGCCAACCACCGCCAATTATGCGCTCTACGGCGACGGCACCACGACTGCGTTCAACGTTCCGACAGGTGGTGCTCTCATATTCAACGAGGCCAATGCTGAAGTCGGCCGATTTCATACGAACGGCAATTTTGGGCTAGGCACACTCACGCCGGGGTCCAAGCTTAGTGTGGTTGGAACGGCCGCAGCAGGGACGACGCTTTCAACCTTTTCAACGGGGCCAGCGGGTGCAGATAACACCTCGGTTCACATGCTGTTCCTCAACTCGACCAATACCAACGTCAACGGCAGCATCACCCGCAACGGCACCAATACGATAGCGTTTAACACCACCTCGGACAAACGTCTCAAGGAGAACATCCAAGAGAGCACGATCGGCCTCGCCGCCCTGATGCAGCTCAAGGTCTATGACTATACGTGGAAGGGGACAGGCGATCCGGCGCACGGCTTTATCGCCCAGGAAGTGCAGGATGTTTACGCCTACGCGGTGCGCGAGGGCGGCGATAATCCGGTCGAGGAACCGTGGATGATCGAGTATGGCCGGCTGACGCCGCTCCTGGTGCGCGCCGTGCAGCAGCAGCAGGTCCAGTTGCGCGAGGCGCTTGCGCGCATCGAGGCGTTGGAGAGTCGATGAGGTCGCGCGCCGCTTTTTTATGGTTTCTGGTGCTTTGCGGCCCGGCGTGGGCGGATATGTACCCTGACGCGTCGAACGCCAAGTTGCCGGACGCGCGGGTGAATATCGGTGCGGCGCCGCATGTTGCCAGCACCGCGGCGCTTGTGGGGGCGTCGACGGCGGTTTATCCGGCGGGCGTGTGGCGCGGTGATTTTAGCGTCGGGTTCGGGGCGCCGCCGCTGTGGTATCTCCCCAGCGGTAGTGCTTGTTCGCTCAACAGTGGGAATGGTGACGGCGGGTTCCAGGTAAAAAGCGCCGACGGCAAGTGTTGGCTTGCGACATTCAGCGCCGGTGGGGCGGATGTCCGGCAATGGGGTGCGGTCGGCGACGGTTTGACCGATAACCAGCCGGCGTTGCAGGCCGCGATCAATTGGGCGCATTCGGTATGCGGTATCATCACGCTGCCGTCGGGGCGCTTTATCGTCAAGGGGCAGCTCAGCCTGGTTGGGGTTGGAGGCTATGCGCCCGGCTGCGAGACGATCCGCGGCTCGGGAAGACCAGGCCAATTCGACCCGGCCGGCACCACCGGCACCAATATCGACTTTACCGGGATGCCGCCGGCGACCAATGGCATCGTCGGCGGCGTAAGCCCTGGCGAACTGCAAATGATCAACATTGAGAATTTGCAGATCGTCAATGCGACCGGCGACTGCATCAATGTGCAGGGGGTGTATCTGAAGATCGAGGACGTAACCGTCGGCTATTGCGGCGGGCGTGGCATCGACCTGCACGCCGTCACCTATCTGTCGACGCTGCGCAACGTGCTTTCGAGCCACAATATCGGCGACGGGATCGACGCCGGCGATGGAGCAAGCACCCCGGTCGGCACCACGCTGATCATGGAGAATGTCTATGCCATCGCCAATGGCGGTTACGGTGTCTGGGTCAACTGGTTCACCACGGTCGCCATCATCGCCTCCGCTGCCGACCAAAACACAGCGCAGGGCTTTTATATCCAAAATACCGCCTCCACGACATTTATCGGCGCTGACGCTGAGCAGAACAGTGTCTCGGGCTACCTCTTCGATAATGCTACGGTGTCGATGATCGGCTCGCGCGGCTCGATCAACGACACGTCCGGATCGACGACCGAGGCTAATTTTGTCAAGGCCGTCGGGCCCAACACTAAGGTCTCGATCGAGAACAGTGCCGATTTTGACAGTCCCACCCCCCCCGCCAAGCCCACGCCCTCGACCTATTCGGTGCTGGCGCTGACAGGAGCGGTGGTCAATTCCCGGCAAACCACTTACGCCGACCTGTATCACGCCGACGCCGCGTCACAGGTCAATTACGGCCATGTCGATCTGGTGGGTGTGAGCGGGAGTATTGGCGGCAGCGCGATCGCGGCGGGAAACTGCGCGACCGGAACAGTGCATGTCCAGGGCGCGACCGGCGGATTGCCGGTGGACGTGACACCGCAGACCTACCCCGGCGACGCCTTGCGCTGGGAAGCCTTTGTCACCTCGCCCAACACCGTCACGGTTCGGGTATGCACCGACCTGGCGGCCGGCGCCACCCCGGTAGCCAGCGTTTACAATGTTTATGTCCGGCAAGCGGAATAAGGTGTGAGTGGCAGAGCTTGATGGCCTGATCCGCCTGCCGCACAACGGTTGGGCGCCGCGTCCGTATCAGCGCAAGCTGTGGAATTACCTGGAGAGGGGCGGCAAGCGCGCGGTGGCGATCTGGCACCGGCGGGCCGGCAAGGACGAGGTCTGCCTGCACTGGACGGCGACGGCGGCGCATACGCGGGTCGGGTGTTACTGGCACATGCTGCCGGAGGCATCTCAAGCCAGGAAAGCCGTTTGGGACGCGGTCAACCCGCACACCGGGCAGAGAAGGATAAACGAGGCGTTCCCGCGTGAGCTGCGGGAGTCGACAAGAGAAACCGATATGGCGATCCGCTTTAAGAGCGGTAGTTTATGGCAATTAGTCGGTTCTGACAACTTTAATTCTTTGGTTGGCTCGCCGCCAATTGGCGTTGTCTTCTCCGAGTTCGCCTTGGCCGATCCGTCAGCCTGGGGTTACTTAAGACCGATCCTGGCCGAGAATGGCGGCTGGGCCCTCTTTATCACGACACCGCGCGGTCGCAACCACGCTGCGACGTTCTACGAGGCGGCGCATCAGGACCCGACTTGGTTTAGCGAGCAGTTGCCGGCGACGGACACGTCAGTCTTCACCTGGGACCAGCTTGAAATCGAGCACCGTGAGCTGTTGCGGGAATACGGCCCCGACGACGGCGAGGCGCGGTATCGCCAGGAGTATCTGGTCAGCTTCGATGCCGGCGTGATGGGGTCGTACTACGGCAGCCTGATGGAGGCAGCCGAGAAGGAAAAGCGCATTACCAAGGTGCTGCACGATGCGCTGTTGCCGGTGCATACGGCGTGGGATTTGGGGATTGGCGACGCGACGGCGATCTGGTGCGTGCAGCTCGTAGGACAGGAAATTCGGTTGATCGACTATATCGAGAACAGCGGCGTGGGCCTTGATTGGTACACGCGGGAGCTGGATCGGCGACCG